CCATCCATAGCGGTCTGTAGGGCGGTGTGGTCGCCATCTATGTATATGAAGTTATATGAACTAGCGTTACGAATAAAGAACTCATCACTGGTCATCTTGTGCTTTAAGATTCTTCCATCCTTTGGGAATCTTGAATCATAGTAAGCCTCTACTGAAACAAAATCCAAAGATTCATGGGCGGTCTCTTTACTGCCCTCCCACGTATCTACATCATCTAGGTATTCGATCTCTCGATTATTAAGGAGCCACTCGGTGGCGTCTCCTGTGTAGGTTCCAATTTGCAGTGCACGAAGTGGAACACTTGGCACATGTCTAAAGTACTTTTCTACATCTTTAAACCAATTAGGAAACATTAGTTAAACAACTTTAGGTTATTAAGACATCCATTTATGTACTCTTCAGTCATAGAGTAATCATCTAGTAGGTGCTGGAATAAGGCTTTACTTTCATCTCTGCGTCCAACCCACCAACTAGCAACAGCCTTTTCAAACAGTAAGCAGTATGTGCCGTTGTATTCAACGTACCCTGGAAGTGGTTGATTGTGAGCATTAGTTGCAAATAATAAACCTAACTCTGCATATGTAAAGCACTCTTGATACTCTCTGTTGCGCTCTTTAATTCTAGACAATAAAAAGTAAGCCTCTGGTCTATTTGGTAAATAGGCAATGGCCTGCATAATGTTGTTGTATACAGTTTTATTTCTGTCTCCTTGGGCACCCCAACACAGGGCCATCTTTAATAACGAGGTATATGTAATTAGTGGTTGAGTCTTGTACCCGTATTCAGCCGCTCTTAAATAAAACCCTGCAGCAGATGCATACTGCAACTGCTCTTCATAAGCAGCAGCCAGGTTAAAGTTAATCTCGGCATCAAAAGGATTTTCAGCCAGTTTTAAGGCTACATCTTTAATTTCCATAAGACATGGACTCCGTAATCATTTCATTAATAACCTTCTTAGGAACTTCAAGAAGGAAAGCACAATTATCTTGAACTCCAAAAGTTAATACTAACTTTCCTTTTATAAGAGTAGCCCCTACACAGAACTCAATTGGTGTATCTAAAAAAGAAAAGGGGGATGTAATACCTACAAAGTTAAATTCTTTATCCCAGACAATCATGCGATGTCTGTATACGGAATCTTTTTGATTTAAATAATTTTTCCAAAGTGCAACCTCATGAGTAAAGGCAATGTAGTAATCTCCCCAAGCAATTACATTTGTACCACCACGTTGATCAGGAGAAATCGGCGGAGTTTCTTTTACCAGTACCTGCTCACACTCAGACTTATCAGGATTAGCCTTAACAATCTCAGTAGGCATAGCCCATTTAACAAAGTGATAAGGCATGTCAAGGATAGGCATCCAATTCTTTTCACAGTAGGAGTTAACATCCACAGGAGGCGGGATACGAACTCTTTGTACCTCTGTGGCTGTCCAATTCTCTTTATCTAATTCGATCTTGGAGTACTCCATGCGACCCTGCCCATTGGTCGTGGTATCTCGACGCACACCAATCAGGTAGTAGTTACCATCCCACTGCGTGATGCGTACATCCTCCTCGCCAACAAACTCCCAGATAGATGGAACATCTAACTTTGAGTAATCAACTTTTGTAAAATTAATTAGATTGTAATCCTTGTCAAGACGGCCTAGGTAGTTGGTCGTAACTAGCCGTTGGTCTTTTTCAGGATGTAGATAGGAGAGTGGTCCCCAAGGACTAAAAAAACGTTGATCTTTTTCTGAATGATATAGGGTGTAATTTACATGACGAATATTTACTAAGATATCGCCATCATCATCAACAAAAATAGATGGATTCATTAAGCCCATACCAGCGGTGGTTGAGTGGGGTAAAATTAGAGGCATTAATTTGCCCCCTTGGAAAACCGATTTTTGCACCAAATTCATAGGGACACTTTAGCCCACATAAGCAGCCCGTACCAATTAACCTTTACTTGTTTACCAGTACAAGTAAAATTTTATTAGGTACCTTACTAGTACCTTTACTTAAGGAGTCACATGGCAACAACATATAAGGTATTAGGGCAATCTAATCCCTCAGCAACAACAGCAACAACTCTATATACAGTACCCTCCGCTACTTCAACGGTAGTATCCACAATCACGGTATGTAATCAAGCAGCCTCTGCTGCTACTTTTCGGGTTGCTGTAAGACCTGCTGGTGCAACACTTGCAGCACAGCACTACGTTTCTTATGATGCAACTGTGGCTGCAAATGATACGACAGCCCTTACATTAGGTATTACTCTTGCTACTACCGACGTAGTAACCGTGTATGCATCAACTGCAACTGTTTCATTTTCAGCATTTGGAAGCGAGATTGCATAATGGCTATATCTAAACTTAATGTTGTTACTGCAGGACCCAACGCAAGTTCTGTTACAGTACCTGCGGCAAACACAAACTATTCCGCAACAGTGGCTTTAACTGCTGCTGTTTATACTGTTACTTGCGCTACTACGGTACTAGCAAGAGTTGCATTTATGTCAAGTGAAACAACAGTAGTTGCTACAGCAGAAACTGCTTCTGGAACTGTAGCCGTAAATATTCCTTCTGCTGTAAACCGTATAAAACTATGGACTGATGCTGGTACAAGTATTGTTGTTACAATTACATTAGTAGCGTCTGCTGTAGCACCCGTTGCTGTTAGTGGGACTCTGGATACAATTACATCTTCATCGACATATACAACAACATCAACCTCTGGTTACGCCTATGTTATGGCTGCTGGCGGTGGCGGTGGCGGTGGCGGTGGTGGTAACGGTGGCGGTGCTGGTGGCGGTAGCGGCGGTGCTGGAGCGTCACACATAGCACTTACAGGTTCCCTTCCAGTTACTATTGGTGCTAATGGTACTGGTGGACCTGGTGGAACAAATGGAACTGACGGAGGAACAACCACCTTTGGTGGAATTACTGCTACTGGTGGAAAATCCCCAACTAATGGCTCACTTGGTTATGGCGGTGGCGGTGCAGGTGGAACAGCAACTGGCGGTACTTGGAATGTTCCAGGAAATGCGGCGGCTTCATCACCTGGTTCAGTAAGTGGCACGTCTGGTGGCAGTAGTGTTACTGCTAACTCTGCAATCATTGCAGCAGGATATGCTCGTTCTAATGGTGGCACTGGTGGTTATTACCAGAGTGGATCTGGTAGTGCTGGACAAGGTGGAGTGGTCTATGTGTTACGTTATTAATTTTGATAAAATTAAAATAATTAATTTTTTTGTTCCTCATATGAAAGGGTATAAATAATGGCAACTTTTGCAGTAATTGAAAATGACGTTGTTACTAATACACTTGTTGCTGCATCTTTGACTATTGCTGAGACAATTACTGGTAAAACCTGTGTAGAATACACAGACGAACCAGCAGAACCTGGTGGTAAATATGTAGGTGGAGTCTTTATCCAACGTAAACCTTATCCTAGTTGGATAAGTCACAACGTATCTTATTGGAAGGCTCCAGTTGATTTACCAACTTTTGACCCAGAAAACCCAAAAAACTATGTTTGGGATGAGTCTGTTACAAATTGGGTAGAATCTCCTATAGTATAGATTACTAAAAAGGGGGAGCGTAATAAATACTAAGTCTAAAGAAAAAGTAGTTATTGGTTGGTGTGATAACGGTTTAGTAGATGGAACATTTGCTGCAGGATTAATCCAGGTAATACTTAATGCTAAAAATAACGGTATTAATATATTTGCTGCAATGAATGTTCAAGGCAATCAAATTGGTAAACAAAGACAGATATTATTTGATAATTGGGCAGATTCTACCGATATAGATTGGCTTTTGTGGATAGATTCAGATGTTTCATTATCTATAGATATAGTAAAAAAGTTATGGGATACAGCAGATAAAGATCTTAGACCTATAGTAAGTGGAATTTATTTTATTTCTAAGAGTACAGGTGACGTACTTATGCAACCTTTTCCAGCCATATTTAAAAACATTGACGAACACACCTTACAATACATACACCCTTTACCTGAAAATCAAGTAATAGAAGTTGATTCTGCAGGAATGGGGTTAGTACTTATGCATAGATCTATTGTGTCAAAATTAAGAACAAAATTTCCAAATCAATCAGTCTTTGCTGAAAAACCTGGTATTGGTAAAGACTTTGTTGGTGAAGACATTGCTTTTTTTAGAAAAGTAAAAGAGGCTGGAATACCAATACACGCTCATACTGGAGCCATAGCAAAACACATAAAACGGTTTCCATTAGATATGAATTATTATGTATCTTACTGGAATTCTTTAAAACCAGAATAATTAAGGCTGTAACTAATCGTACTTACCCTCACAATTAACCTATGCGTGGTTCTAAAGTCCAAGGACGATTTAAGATTGACTATGAAAACCTTTCTATTAATGAAGGCATAGTTGATGATCTTCGTGATCCTGTAGGCACAAAAGTTGACTGGTGGGTTTGGGATCAGGCGTATCTAGATGCAAATCCAACTGAAGTCTACGATGATATTTACGATACATCTAGTCAAGTAACTGGCAAGGGCCGTCGCTGGAAAGAACCTTTTGATATGCCAGTAATTATGGCGCAACAACTTCGTGGTACTAACATAATGAATGAACGAGGTTTTTACGTAGTAGATACTTTGCGCCTCGTAATTTCTGTTGCAGATATAAATCGTCTACTTCCAGCAATGGTAGGAGACCCAAGTACGCATATCAAGGACCGTGTTGTATTCCAGAATGAAGTATTTGTACCTACTCGTGTACTTCCTCGTGGACGTTATAAAGATAACTATGCAGTTGTTACAATTGATTGCAACTTAGTAAATGCAGAAGAACTTGTCAACGATCCTCAGTTTCAAGCCTACGCCAACTAGGAATACATATGGGAAATTTTGAAGAAAAATTAAACCCTTCGCTCTTTGAGTTTGATGATGTAGAATTAGAGGACTTCGACGAAGACCTGTTCGACGAAGACCTAGAAGAAGAGGACGACGATGGCAGCGAAGAAATCTAAGGGCAAGGTAGAGAAGGTAATGAAGGAGTACAAAGAAGGCAAACTTCATAGCGGATCTAAAAAGGGCCCAGTAGTTAAATCAAAGAAGCAAGCGGTTGCTATTGCAATGAGTGAATCAGGAATGTCTAAGAAGAGTAAGAAGAAGTAATGAAAGCACATCACTCAAAAATTGGAGCACGGGCTGGTAAATCGCCCCAGAAAAATATTCAAACTGGTCTTACCGAGAGTAAGTATGCGTCTGGTGGGGCAAAATTAAAAAAGAAAAAGGGCTCAATAATAAGGAGACCTAAAGCCAAAATCCGTTATCCACACAAGAAGTCGGTGGCCTAATGGCAGATAAAAAACCAGAGAAGCCAGTAACTCTTGGTATTAAAACTCCTGGAAAAAAGGCAAAAGTTACTCATAAAGTTTCCAAAAATAAAAAGGGCGACGTAGTTGTAGAACACACCAATACCAATCAAGGTAAGTGGGACAAGATTAACCTTACAAAAAAGGGTGGATCCACTACTGTAAAGCAGGGTGTCAAGGCTGTAAAGAGTTGGCACAAAAACAATCCTCATAGAAGTCAAGGACGATAATGGCAAAGACCGCAGCGTGGCAACGCAAAGAAGGTAAAAATCCAGAGGGTGGATTAAATGCAAAAGGTCGTGCATCATACAAGCGTGAAACTGGCGGAACATTAAAACCTCCAGTGTCTTCAAAAGAAGCCAAGAAGTCTCCTAAGAAAGCAGCACGTCGTAAATCATTTTGTGCAAGAATGGGCGGTATGCCTGGAGCAATGGAAAAGAACGGTAAGCCAACTCGTAAGGCACTAGCATTAAGAAAATGGGATTGCTGATGGCAAAATCAGATCCATGTTGGACAGGTTATACTCAGGTAGGAATGAAGATGAAGAACGGAAGAAAAGTTCCAAACTGCGTTCCTGAAAAAGGTGTTCCAAAATCAAAAAAACAAACTAAGCAGAAAGCGAGCAAGTAATGTGTAAATCATGTGGCGGGTGTAAGTGCAAATGCTCTGCTTGTACAGGAAAGAAAGGTAAATAATTATGTGCGTTGGATGCGGATGTTCTAAAGCAAAATGTAAAGGCAAGGCTTGTAAGTGCAAATGCAAGAAGTGTAAGTAACCATGTGTGCTACCTGTGGCTGTGGTCAACCAAAGAATAAGCATGGCATGAAGACTCTTGCTGCTGCTAATAAGAAGTTTGACAAGAAGAAGTCCCCTAAGAAGAAAAAGGATAAAAAGTGAAGAAATCATTAACCCCTAAGCAGAAGAAGATTGCTGGTGCTGCAAAGCCTGCTGACAAAATTACTGGCGCAGATTTTAAAGCGCTTAAGAAAAAGAAAAAAAAAGTAATTTAATGGCAAAGGTGTCAGATAAGAAGCAGGATGCAAAGGTCATGAAAGGTATGACTGCAGCAGAAAAGAAGAAGTTTGCCAAGGCTGATAAGGCTATGGATAAGAAGAAGCCATCTCGAACAGAAGATGAAAAGTTAGATAAGGCTTTAGCCAAAAAGATTAAAAAGAACTAGAGAGTTAGGCCCCGAAAGGGGCCTTTCTTCTTTATCATTGCTATATCAGAACACCGCTGCGGTGCCTGACTACAGTTCCCACTGGTTGCGATAAAGGGGTCTATATGGCATGGAAGCCTTGGT